CCTAATCCATCTGATTACCAAAGTGATTGGGATAGTGATCCTCCTGCACCAAAGGATAACTTTGATCAGGAGAATGACTACTGGGACACGATGATTGCCCTGAAGAAGATTAATAGTGCCGACGTTAGGCAGGTTGTTCCTAAGAGAACCTGGTCCTCTGGAACCTCATATGACATGTATCGTCATGACTATAGTAGAACAAATACTGCTAAAGTTTCGGGTTCTACAACTCTGTATTTGGCAAACTATTTTGTAATGAATAGTGATTTCAGGGTTTATATTTGCCTTCAAAACGGCATGGATCCTGATAATCCAAATGGCAGACCTTCTCTTGATGAACCAACCTTCACTGATTTAGAACCAAGATCTGCTGGCAATAGTGGTGATGGTTACTTGTGGAAATATTTGTTCACGATTAAACCTAGTGATGTTGCTAAGTTTGAATCCACCGAATATCTTCCAGTCCCTAAAGATTGGAGTACAGCAACCGATAATGCTGCAGTGAGAGA